ATACGGGTCGGAGGTAGTGAAAGTCTGTGTATGCTGCTTGGAGAGTTCCAATGATAGAGGCAGCTCGAGATCTATTTTCAAAGTCTTCTTGTGTTTCGATATCGCTTACATTTATTTCTGTGAGATTGCAAAATTGGAAAGGGCGAAGAGATATTTCACAACAAGGATTACAACCATAATCTTTATCATTAGTAAAATAAAAACCGGGCTCGCCAGCACCAGACTGCTTGACTCTATCCCATAAATCCATAAATGTATCTTTATCAATACGATGACGCATGATGACAACAGAATTGTTTGCCCTACCTCTTTGAGGATTTGTCTCCCACCAACTTCCTGCTTTTGCTGCAAGCATAGCTTGATCATCGGCAGAAAAAAGAGAGATAAGAGCAGCACGACGGATACCACCGGCAAGGACGGCGTCAGCGATATGACAGACGATGTCGTGAACTTCGATAGAAGACAGTTGATCGCCTTCATCTTTAGAGTCCAATATTCCTTTAACCTTGACAAGACATTCCCTCAGTGGTTGTGGGCCGGGGGCTTTCCCGCCGGATGTAACTAGTCTAGCACCTTTCGGACGGATATCTGAAAAGTCAAATCTTATTCGACTCGTTCCTTTGAAATATGACTTCACTAAAATACTAACTGCATCTGCCCATCCTTCTATAGAGTCTCCAATTAAAAAACGGCGAGTTCTTTTTGGATTTGGCTTGTTGATAGCAGGTAATTTCTCGATATGACTTCTCTGGACTGAATAGCCTACACCGGTTCCTCCAAGAAGCAAGAACATGATCTCTCCAAATACACGAATATCATCTATTGGGGCATATGCACAGTTGAACACGCGATTTGGAGAAACCTCGATTGGCTTCCCACCAAACTGCATAGATCTCATAGATGGCAGCACATCTTTGTTATAAACATATTGATATGCCCAGTCTATTTCTTCTTTTAGACTGGGAAATTTCTTGATATGCATTTCCTTATTTCTGGTAACTAATTCAGACCAGTTTTCTCTTCTCTGTTCTTCCGGCAGATATCTAGCGTACTTCATATGTACGGTGATCTCTGATAATATATTATTCGCAATTCCCATGTGGTTCTCCTTTGTTATTTTGATCCTGATAAATTTGAATATTTGTTTTTTAAGTAAGACAAGGCATCCTTAGAGCCCATCTGTGGTTCTTCTGGTGATTCATCTAATATTTTTATTTTAACATTAGACCAATCAACAAAAGCGTTGTATACGAGCCCATCGGGTCCGTTTCTATTTTTAGCTATAAATATGCGACCCTTATTGGATTGCTTATCCTGTGGTGTTCTAGAAAGTGAATAGATAAAATCAGCAACAAAGCACTTATTAAACGCTTCTGAAATGGATTCCATTGTGATTACTTCGGCATTAAGTCCGCCCCTGTTTGTTTGTGATGCTGTTAATACAGTACATTCATGTTTTTGGGCTATTGCTCTAAGCTCTTCATATATGTTTTCCAATTCGTGCCTCTTTTCTGATGATGCCTTTCTAGGCCTCAAAAGATCCGCATAATCAACAATAACAACGTCGGGCTTGATACCACGCTTTAAAAGCTTTTCAATGTGGTTCTCAATGTTTTTCGTTGACGCTGATTTCGTCGGATATTCTTTGATAATTAGTCGACCTGCTACATCTTTTATCTTTTCCATTACAATATCTTTAGAATGTATCAAATCTTTTAATCCAACTCCTGTTATACAGGAATCATATCTTTGTCCTACAATAGTATCTGCAAGCTCCAAAGTATAGTGTACAACCGTTTTTCCAAGCTCTAAGGCTGTAGCACCCTGATGAACTAAAACCATCGACTTACCAGCACCTGTTGGAGCAATAACAACGGATAGTTCTCTTACGCCAAAACCACCACAAGTTATCTCATCCAATTGTGGCCAACCAGTTGTTGTTGGGCTTCGAGATTGAACAACGAAACGAGCTTCAGCATCAGCACGGTAATCATGACCAAAATTGTTGTCTGTACCTAGTGTCAGGGCTGCTTGTATTTCTTTCTCAATCTCATCAAACGATGAGTTCTGTATTAGTTTTACAGACTTCATCATAGCTTTCTTTAACGCTTGTTTGCGACAAAAGTCGATAGATGTATTGACAACGTGTTCTTTGTTCTCTACCGCTCTGGTTTGGAAGCTTACAAAAAGCTTCTTGAGTCTCTCTCCGGTGCTCTTATCAAAGTTTTTCACGTTACTCTTGATAAGAGATGCCATCATTTCATAGCTCGGATGTGGTGTTGGAGAGTATTTCTCCTTATATTCCGTTAATATCTGAACAAAGGCTCTGATGTCAACACTACCGAAAAAGTCAATTTCAAGCACTTCCATAATTTGATCGCAAAATGGGCGATCCTCCAACATAATTTGACACAAACTTTCTTGAAAATGTCTGCCTCCGATGTTACTAAATGTTTCTTTTTTATCCATACTTACCTCCGAATGTAATATTAAGTATAACACATTTTAATGTATTGTCAAGAAATTATTCGTTTTAATATTCTATAAAGATTATCTAATTTCATTGTTATCTGTCCGTCTTCCATCAGCAGCTTTTGAAAGCGTAATTTATTAAACTCTGGTTCAAAATTTTCTACTGCATAATCAATCTGCCTTATTGCATTTCCTCCGATCAGTGGATCGTATAACTGCATGATTTCGTAGTTGTGTTGAATCAGATCAACATGTTCAATAATTTTTGTGTGAACGCTAACCTTTTTGTCCAAGTTTTTGCAATACTCTGTAAGTGTTTCAACAGTTTGAACTTCCTCGTCAGCCATAAAAGGAAAACGACTTTTAATTGTTTTAAGCCCAACACGAGGCACCCCGTTAAGGTTATCTGACTTGTCGCCTGCAATAGCCCTAGCAAGGGCAAAATTGTTGGGATGAATACCATGTTCAGAAATAAGGTCAACTTGGTTAATAAGCTTCTTCTGTATTGGTCTATAGAGGCTTGTTCGTTCTCCGACGTGTTGGAAGAAGTCTCTATCACTTGAGATAATATACTTGTTATAGTCTCGATACTTATCGTGTCCATTAAGATAAGCGATAATATCATCGGCTTCCACATAGTCAATAATGAGTTGTATAATCGGCATTTCATTGAGATACTCCATGAGTCGAACGTGTTGGTAGGCTTTGTTGTTCTCTTGCTCAGTGTCTGAGAGTTCGAACATTCTTCTATTGAATCTTACGGGCTTCCTACCTGCTTTGTAGCCCTTATCCATATCCTTGCGCTTTTGTGACCCTCCTTGTCCGTCCCATGCGATAATTATCTCATCAGCATCAAAGTCATTGCAAGACTTTTGAAGAGACTTTAAGAAACCAACGGCTCCTCCTATCATATTCCCTTTGGGGTCCATTGTTGGGTTTATGATGTATGACCTTAAGAACATATTAAGACCATCAATTACTATTAGGTTTTTCATTGTTTCCTCCAGTCACTATGTATTGCCCAAGATCCTGCGACCGGCAACACTATAAATACAAGGGCAAAGAATGCCCACAAATATGTGTAATCCATTTTTCCTCCGAATGTAATATTAATATAACACGTTTATTTTATTTGTCAAATTCTTTTTTAGAATTTTTTATTTTTTCAGTGATCTCTTCGATCTTCTGTTCGGCTTCGACTATTCGTTTCTCATGTCTAGTGATATGTCTTTGGTTAAGTGTTGTGGAATTTTGAGAGAAGATTGTTATCAGTTCTTTCCTGTCTTCTATTTCCTTATAGAGGGCTTGAATCCTCTGTTTCATCTTTTCTATTTCTTGCTTAGGTGTGACACCTTTCTCCTTACAAACTTTGTTCCAAAATATATCTAGCATGTTTAACTCTCCATTAGTTGCCTCATCTTAAATAGTGCCAACTCTTTATGTTTTGCCTCAAGCATAATATCCATCTCTCGACCATACGTGTTTACGGCCCGAACATAAGAATCAGAATGAGCTTGTGGCTTGATTTTAGGATCTCCGTGCTCCACGGATCTAGACTCAGAATAGTGGACCACAGGACGAATGCCCACAGGCCAAGTAGACAAAGCCATATCAAGAGCTTCGTGTTCTGACTGTCCTCCAGAGTGAAGATCGTGATGATGATAATCAAATACCACAGGAATACCAATGCGTTTATAGATATTATCATGTAACTCCCTCACAGTATATAGTGATGGCTTGTCGTCATTCTCGACGGTCAGGCGACTTTGTACAGCTTGGGACAATCTTTTGAAGTTTTTGCAAAAGTTGTCAAGAGCCATTTGTTTGTCATCATACGCCGCACCTACATGGATGTTGATCTTAGCCACTGGTGATCTTGCAAGACATAGAAGATCAAACATACGACCATGCAGCTCCAAGTCTTTGATAGTATTTAGTATCACAGACTCTTTAGGAGATGTTAGTTTGTTGAAGTGATCTGGGTGAGTTGTGATACGAATATCGTGTTCCTCAGCAAATAGACCACATTCGAATAGGGTTTCAGCAATTGCTTCGTAGTCTGGTAGATCTTCGAATGCATACTCCGAACCCCATGGGAACAGACCAGATGACATACGAAAGAAGTGTATGTCTCGCTCTGCGTTCCACTGTAGTATTTTCTTTAGGTCTTGGCAGTTAGCCAAAGCCAGTTCTGATACATAAGGTAAACCTTTCTCAAGAAAGGTGCGTCTTATCATACCACGATTTGTTGTTATCCGTTGTTTCTTAGAGCGTTCCGAAAAGCCCTTGTTGATACATGCGTAACCTAGATTGTAATTTTTCATAATATCCTCCGAGATATATTTGTAATGTAACACGTTATGTGTATTCTGTCAAGTATTATTTGATAATGAATTGTAATGATATTAAAAGAACACATAAGCAAAATGATACAATGTTCTTAAGTGTTAAGATCTCTTCTCCCAAGAAATACCAAGTTAATGGTATGAATATTAGATATCCTATTCCAAAGGTAAGAAACCTTATTGACCATAGCTCCATATGTTCATACAGCATTATTGTTGCGTGTGCAAATAAAAGAGACACTATCGGTCCAAATAGTATCGCTATGTAAATGTAATTTGATTTGAATGGTTCTCCAAGTATTCCAGAGTTTGACTGAAACCATGCGAGAACTTGCGCAAACATGAAGATAAGCGCTCCATAGATAATTTTCATTGTTCCTCCGATGTTTATATTATAACCTGTTTTGATTATTTGTCAAGCAATGTTGTAAAGTTTGTATCCTTCAGATTGCAATTTTTGCATATAATAGTGTTCTCTTTCCAAGAGAGTGGCTTTGTTTTTTTCACCCTCTTCCAATATCTCAAAAGTAAATTGATCTTCTCCGAAATTATTCCAATCTTTTAGCAAGTCTTGGTTTGCTCTGTTTGAATTGTTTCGAAGATTTGACTTGTGTTGTACCCACCTCATTGGAAGACAAAGACTTTCACCTATATAGATTTTACCATTGCTCGTACAAGTTATTTTATAGATGCCAGCTTTCTGATTTGATTTCCACTCTTTCATTCGTGCGCGTTGCAACTCTTTTGCTGGTTTATTTACAACGCCCCATTGTTGCTTGCCTTTGCACCCTAAGCATACCTTACAGCGCGAACGAAAACCACATTTTTGAGTTTTCTGTTTCCAAAAGAACTCCTTACTCAAAGGCAAGATTTCTCCGCATGAACAACATTCACGGAATAAATTACCATTTTTGTCTTCAAATAATGGTTCTCCCCCTCTTCTACCTATTTTTTTCTTCATTGTTCCTCCGATGTTTTATATTATAACACGTTCTCAATATTTGTCAAGCAAAAAAGGTAAAAAAAACCCCCGACGGATTGTCGGGGGCCAACATAGGAGATTTTACACGTTGTTAATCTTCTTCACCTTCTAACTTAATGTTTGATTTACCACTATCAAACTGCTCTATCAATTCATAATCCATCATTTTAATAATCATTTCTTTAAATTTCTTATCTTCGAGCTTACTTTTCCATTCTTTCTGTCGGAACTTGTGTTCCTTTCCTTTCGGGTCTTTAAGGTAACACCAACCTCCCCCAACTCGATAGGAGGATGACTGTTTGATGACTTCAAGCCAAGACTCTTCGTCCATTACGCCTATTCCATCACCCCAAAGTATCTGAAAGCCACACATTCGATCTTGCGTTCCAAAACGCGACTTCTTCAACTTTGCCTTTACTTCTGATCCTATCCTTCGGTTATTTTCGTCAAAGACGAATGAAGCTTTTGACTTTCGGGATGTTAACCAGATACGTAGGGAAGACATATATTCAATCGCCTTCCCACCGGGTGCGAACCATGGTGTCGTATATTGCTCTGAGATGTTGGTTGTAATATTCGTTTTGAGTTGGTTTACAAGCAACAAAGCGCATTGTTGGTTCGCTAAGGGTAGAGTAAGTTTCTTAAACCCTTTACCAAGTATCCTCGGCTTTACAGCCATAGAAGCTTGAGGGTCAAAGTTACCTTCAATGTCTTTTTCACAAGCAGTCGCTGCTATTGAGTCCCAGACGAATAAGAACCTTTGTTCAGGGTAATCATTCATTAGGTCTTCGATTGTTCCTAACACCTTTTCAACTGTAATCGCCTGAGCGTACATCCAGTTGTTATCCAAGTCTATTCCAGACTCTTCTAGGAACATCGGGTCAATAGCAGACTCTGAGTCGAAATACACTACGAAGATGTCTCTCTTCTGAGCGTTTACCGCTATCTGTACTGCCATATAAGACTTACCAACAGAGGATTGACCAGCGAGTTCGGTGATCTTTCCAACTGGTATTCCAGCCATCTTGCCTTTGCAGATGATGGAGTCTAACCAGCGAGAGCCTGTTGGTATCCAATCAGTTACCTGCGTTGGATTTTTCTCTCTTAAGTCAAAAGCCGCTTCAAGACCCATTGACTTATTGATTTTCTTTTTCATTTCTTTAATATTAATTTTTCCTGCTTTCATTTGTAGTAACTCTCCCATGTTGTTTCATTTCCTTGTTGTTATGGTGTGAGGCATCTGATAACCGTTTGCCTCCCTGTCGGGCTCATAAAAGCTACTCTGTTTCTTCTGCTGCTTCTTCTTCTTCCTCTTGCGGACTTTCTTCACTAGCAGCTTCCTCTTCTGAGGATTCTTCCGTTTCTTCGCTCGCTTCTTCTTCA